TACTTTGTCTTCTTTTCTATACCTGCTACCTAAGTTTGTTATATTGACGTAGTATCTAGCGGGTCCTGCTCCATAAGATGTTCTGGGAACTGCATCTATCACTAAGGATCCGGTATAATATCCCACAGTCTCATCAGTAGAACACCATAGCTCAGTAAACGTTGCAGAAGCAGCTGTTATCACCTCTGTCCTGAGCAAAGAATCAAATTCAGATACTGCAAATGAAGCAGAGTAAACACCTGTAATAAAATTATTACCAACTGAATGTTGTGATGCGCTGATTGTCTTTGTAAAACTGCCAGATGTTAAAATAAGATGCATACAATTTGCACCCTTTACCTGTGTATTTGATGCTCCAGACAGTATATTTGATAACGCCCCTCTGTGAGAATTATTTAAAAACAATGAACCACTTAGATTAAAAAAGAAGCTTTTATGATGATCTTGTATTGTATCATCGTATTTCACCACTATTTTAGGCTGTATCCTAGTGTTAATTGTATTTCTAGATGCAAATCTTTTTACATATCTTGTTACAGTATCAGTTTCTTGTGTACCTGAATATGATATTCTGAATCCATGATCTGGTATCTGTCCTGCAATAGTTGCTGAGATTATTTTAGTAACGTCAACATTTAAATCTTCGTAACCGGTTGAAAATATCTGCTCAGCATAAAGATTTACAACGCCATTACCGTCATTGAGATTTCCGCTGGAGACTATGTCAATATCGCTAGAGCCAAGAAGCCCCTGTTTGTTTGCACCAGTTATATACCATGCAGACGGTGAATCACCAGTAACTGATGCTGTTAAAAAATTAGATGTATCGAGATCTGAGAAATTTATTATATCTCTTCCGATTCCCTCATCAAAAGACTGTGAGAGCGGAAATACGATAATTTTAAAATTACTAGGAGTTGTTTGGCCGCCGTACACATCGTTTAAAACTAAATTGCACTTAAATGATGAATGAGATATATCAAGAATGCTAGATGTGAGTGCTTTAAGGGGATCTAAATTAAATTTTATCAGGCCGCGCGAGAGCTCAATCGGGCTTGTGCTTCCAGATATCGTTGACTCTGAGTATAGCTTAAATATATCAATAGTAGCAGCTTCACCGACATTTGCGTCAGTAGCTCTAAATCTGTTGTTTATAATCTTGTTGGTAATGTAGGTATCACTACTGGCTGATAGTATTCTGTACATCTTATATAGCCTCACCTACTATGTCATCTTCTGGATATTTTATTTCAAATATTCCGCCCCCTGGGGGAAACAATATTCCTCTATCATTATTCTTTCTAACGTTAAACATAACATCACTATACTGCTTATTATTAATCATGCCTGACAGATTTGTTAAATTTAAGGAATGCATACTTAAAACACCGTCGGTATTCAGTATTATGTTAGATATATCAGATATAATTATCGGCTGGTCTATTTGAAAATTCTCAACATTCATAAAGTTACTAAGAGACTTATTTATATTTTGAATCACTAGGGCTTTATTAGAAGACGGATCAGTTACAACTGCATATTTTATTGCTAGGTTTACTATTCGAGCATCTACAATATCTATAGCATCAGCTATAATCCTGTACTCATTGACATATGTCTCAAGATTTTTCTTAAGTGCATCTTGACATATTGTAAGATTGCCACCACTTGCAGGGCCACGGACAAGACGTCCTGCAGAATCTCTGCTTATTATAGCAACCTCAACTGCTAGCGGATTATTTTTATTTGACCTAACACCAACCCTAAAAACTCTACCAAAATTAGAAGGCATCATGTATATTCTTGCAATTAGATCTTCTTTTGTGACTATTCTTGATTGTGAATTCTTATAAGAAAGTGCTATAGCACGAAGCTCGTTTAGTGTTGGTGAATTTTCACCACCTGACGACGGTATCTCATTTGTAACATCTATAGAAGATCTAACGCTAACAATGCTCTGGGAAGAGACACCTGAATTAAATTTTGTAACTAATTTTTTAATACCGTTTATCTGACCTTCTCCAACATTATGGCTAATACCGCCGCCGTGACGATATCTAACAGATATTTTTGTAGACCTGGGTGAGACACCCAACGTCTTAGTCCTGAGAAGCGTGTTGGGATCCAAAGTAAACCTGCTAAAAGTCTTTCTATCACCAAACAGCGGAAGTGTTAGCTCACTTGGATCAGGTATTAAATCATCATCAATAGTATCTGCGTCTCCTGAACCGAATCTAAGTGTTGTTTTTCCAGTAATCCTGCTATATTCTTTAGTATATCTTCGTGGAGCTGGTGTAATTTCAAGATTCTCAGGAACTATATCTCTATCACCGCCAGCATTTTTAAATCTCTTAAAAACTGTATCCTGAGTGAGGCTCTCAACTTCATAGTATTCATTAAGATCAGAATCCCTTACGCTTATAATATCACTTACATTTGTTGAATTTAATGTTATTGTTCTGAATGGTACGTATGAATTAGACATTGAAAATGATTCTGAGCTTGTAGTTCCACTTGTACAAAATGCACCTCTTTTTACTATAAAAAAGGCAGAATTTGCAGGATCTATCTGGGCATCGCCCTCTGTCATAGCCTTAAGCTGTCCTGCAACGTTAAGCTCACCAAAATCAATGTCATCTAAAAGCTCAAAAAGAACACCCTGTTGTGTGGAAAATATTGTTCCTGATTTTACCACTGGAAGCTTATTAACGTCTGGCTGATTGTTTACAGAAGGCACACGTAAAAACACAGTAACGTATCCAATTGATGGAGATGCTCCCATATACTTAACGCCTGCGTTTCTTAAAAGCCTATCTACGTTAGTGTCTTCGACTGCTGTGTTCAAATCAAGCTCAGTAAACTGATGATCAAGATAAAAAGTCATCGAGTCACCTATATAAGCTGCCATATCGAGAAACAGGCCTCCCATGCTTGTATCTGAGAAATCGTTTATCTGATCTGAGAAGTGAGTCCTCGCATATCCTAACAGCTCCGCTCTAAAAGAATCAAAGTCTTTTGCAAGGTATGATCTGTCATTGACCCTTTTTATGTATTTTTTAGCATTTTTAATATTTCTTGAACTTCCCATTTTTACCCACCTGAATAAACAGTAACATCTAAAATTCTTCCAATTATATTAAGTCGAGGTATGTTGTACTTTATCTTAATAACTACCAGCGACATACCTTCTGCGACATTGTCATTCTCAACTGTCGCAGTATCAACCTCAAATGTATCCAGCTCAACAACAGGGAGATAGCGTGAAACAGCAGCTCTTATCAATCCCATTATTTTTGCTTCAAAATCATCTGCACTAGTAAGATCAAAGAGTAGCGTCCTTATATTAGTACCAAGACTATATCTACCCAATCGCTCACCGCTGTTAGTAAGTATAAGATTCCTCAGATTATCATGAATCTGGTCTGCGGGACTGTAGTGCATCTCAAACGGACCGATACGAGTCACTGATCTTCGCAAAGGTGTCCTTATTCCGACCGGAGGCAGGTCTACCTTCTGGGTGTATATGTGATTCTCTGAGGTTATCCTGCCTGAGCTCTTAAACTTTATTGCCATCAAACTCTCCTTAATCTTAATTATCCAAGAAAAAAGATGTCTCGATGCAAAATTTAAACCTTTATGTGTAAAAGTTAAAGATTATGGTCCGTCTATCTTTATTTTCGCTATGACATCATTCTCTACAGACCCTTCAACATCTGCACCTGGTATTGTTAAAACAATCTCAGAAGTCCCAAGATATTTAAATATAGCATCTGCCATGGCATCTGCAATATTTTCAGCATGCGCATCTCCCTCTCCTGGAGTTAAATTTACTATAAGAGCATCTTTAATATCAGATATAAGTTGATTATAGTTTGCAGCCATTTTATTCTCCCTTTATAACATTTGACTTAAATTGTGAAAGCGTTGCTTCAATCGCAGCAATGCTTGATGAGTAGCTGTAGACAGTGCCGGCATTTGCAGTTAATGTTGGATTTGGCGCACCAAACCCCGGGGTAACATTTGTTGCAAATGCAGTTGAAATTGTATCAAAAGCTGATGATGTTTCTGATATTAGGTTTTTAAGTATATCCTCTAAATCCTTCGCTCTTACAAATGGTTGCATGCCAGACTTTCCACCTTCTGATGCAGTCGATCCATCTTTTCCCAGAGATATGGACGTACCCCTTATCTCAATATTGCCATCCTTATCCATGACAATGCTAGCGCCTCCATCGTGAACTATCTTTATTGAACCGTCATTTCTTGCGGATATTCTGGGGTTAGTTGATCTCATGATTGTGTACGGACCCTGGCCCGAATTATCTATGTTAGTGTCACCAAGCGGTGTTGCACCCTGGTCACCAACAGTAATGCCAAAATTAGTATCCCCCTCTGTCTTCATCGACACGTATATCCTGGAAAGATCATTAATAAAATCTGGATCACCCTCAGCCATATTAGCTTTTGAGGGATCCTTTGACTGTGTGTACTTGTCAGCCTCTTCGTACTCCATATCGCTGTAATTACCTTCTGAGCTGGTTGGTCTCTTATTCTCAACAGGTGTCGGTGCCGTAGCTGTAGCCTGACCTCGTCCTGCAACTATGTCAATGGTTCCTATTCCCGGTACGGCACCAGCGTCTGGGAGGGATAGAACACTTGGCCGATCCTGACCAAGTGATATTAATGTGTTATTTGAGCCCTGTAGCACAAGGTCTGAAGATCTCTTGCTAAAAGCCGGAACAGGCTCACCGGTAAAATTCCTATAAGATATTGAAGCATCAAGTATTCTCTCGTAAGGATCAGTGCCTGGAAGGCTATTATTATACGTAGTACCTATTCCTCCGTCCGGAAAGGAGAACGGTCTATTGATATTTTTGCCTGACGAGCTGTCAACCATTCCAAATATCTCTGATACTCTATCGAGGTGAGTGTAGTTAACATCCTCCACCTGTAGTGTTGATGACTTTCTGCACAGCCAGTATCCTTGTCCTCTGTCACCATCAGGTGTAGTCTCAAAGTAAACCCATATCTTCTCACCCGCTTTTGCGGGAAGACAGAAGTGCTGTGGAAAGAACGGATATAGAAGCTCAAATACTTGACTTCTCTGCGCCTCCTGGTTGCTAGTTATAACACCAAGTATGCTGTTTCTAGGCATTCTCGTAACCTGGCTTATAAGATCAACACCAGGTAACTGACGTATGAACCTGTTTCCCGACATGAGTGTCTCTGAGAATGTCTTTTCATCGTGAGCCACACCACTACCTATTGAGTTAATGTCAGCTGAAGTGTCAATAAACCCTTTGTACCAGTTATTATCTAATCCTGAAACATCTGGACTACTATTCCCAGGATTATTCAAGTCTGCTATATTTGGTCCTATGTTCGCGGCCTTTTTTGCACCCATAGACCACTTAAGATCTCCAACTTTCTGTCTCATGTACCACAGAGGATTCTCAATAAAATCTATGACAACAGCAGTGTGGAAGTGAGGTTCTGTGATACCATCGAGCTCTAGATGATCATCTACCGTTGAAATCCTGTTGGTAATCCTAGATGTTCGTCTTCCTGACTGAGCCATTTCACTATTCCTCTATTTGATTAAATATATCATCTACACTAACTGTCTTTGTA